CAACTCCTGCCACAATGCGATTAACTCTTGATTATCTTTATTTTGGCTATAATGCTATTACAGGAGTACGTTTTCAGACTGTGAATGTTCCCCAAGGAGCCACCATAGGAGATGGTACGAAATTAACCTTTTGTGCTTATGACACCAGACCTGGTGATATTGATAGTATGAAAGTCTATGGTGAGGATGTTGATGATGCTGATGCTTATTCAAATGTAGGCAACTTTAATGGGCGAGATAGGACAACAGCTAATGTAGCTTGGTCACCGGGCACTTGGGATGATGGAACTTGGTATGATACTCCTGAAATTAAAACTATTGTTAAGGAGATTGTAGATAGGGGCAGTTGGGCAGCAAACAATGATATGGCTTTCTTTGTCCAGCACGAAGGGTCCTCAAGTAATTATCGAACTCCTTCTTCTTACGAGTATGTAAGTGCTGCTGAGGCACCCAAGCTCCACATCGAATATACGGCAGCAGGTGGTACAGACTATCCTATCAGTACATCTTGCGGGCTGACAGCATCCGCTACTATAGATAGAGACTTGGCTTGGGATAGGGCTATGAGTCCTGGGTTAACCATTTCTGCAACCATATCCAGTATTTTCGGTAGGCTCATAACTACTTCCCCGGGGTTAACTATATCTGCTACTGTAGCAAGGTTGTGGAACAGAACAATCATTACCTCTGCTGGTCTGACTGTTAGTGCTACAGTTAGCAAGTTGATTGCTTATAAGAGGGCAATAGCAGCTAATCTAGTAGCATCCGTAAACATAGGCAGGGTAGTGACTTATACAAGAGCTATGGTTGCTGGCTTAACCATAAGTGCCACCATAGCCATAACTACGGGTTGGAAGATAGCTACTAATACAGCACTGGCGGTATCAGCCACCATTACTAGGACTATGGCTTACCAAAGGTCTACCTTGGCTGGCTTGACTGCTGCTGTAACTATAGTCAAGAAAATGGCTAGACTGATAACAACTAATCCCGCCCTAGCGATAAGTGCCACTATAGCTAAACAGGTAGCTTACGCAAGGTCTATATCTGCTAATCTTTCCACATCCGTTAGTATAGCGAGGTTAATTGCAAGGACAATAACTACAACCACCAATTTAGTATTATCCGTTTCCATTATTGCCCCTTATGCAGCTGTTGCTATTAATTATCTTATAGTGACTACCGCAAACTTAACAGTATCGGTGACTATTCGGTATTGCGTCGTTTTAAGGGAGTTGTTAAGAGTTCCCATATCAAGATTAGCCGCAACAAGGCTACCCGTATCACGAAAAGAGCTTTGGCGTAGGATAAGGAGTTGTTTCGAATGAGTTATGATATTACTACAAATGTTGGCAAGGTAAGGCTTATCATTGGGGACAATACCGCAACCGAAGTATTCACCGATGTTGAGATTACTTACTTTTTGACCGCAAACGACAACAATATCAATATGGCTGCTGCCGATGCATTAGAGGCGTGGATTGCGAAGTACATGGTGGCTCCAGATAGTGAAAAGATAGGCGACTATTCTTACACTCAAAAGATAGTCGATAAGATGAATAAACTAAGAAACGAACTGAGGGAGAAGGATGCCTCTAAACCTTACTTCACTTGGTCTGAATTTGATTTAACTGGGGTAGAAGATACCACTGTTAGCGAGGATGTAGAATGAGTTTCAATACTCTCTTAATCCATACCTGTGATATTGGAAGTTTAACTCAAGGCGTGGTTGATTTATACGGCACACCGGCAAAAACATGGCCTTTAACTTATACCAGTGAAAGTTGTCGTTTAATGTCCACTACAGGCAGAGAGATTAAGGTCGGTGCTGAAGTAATGATTAGCGACTGGAAGCTCTTTGTAGATAACTCCGTGATTGTGGATGAGCAGGATAGAGTGAGTAATATCCTTCTAGCTTCTACTGGGGGGATTGTGGATAGCTCTACCTTTGAGATTCTATTAGTGCAAATGAGGTCTAATGGGATAGGCGAACATCATAAAGAATTGGCTCTACAGAAGGTAGCATGAAGATAACAACAGAATTTAAGGTCAACCTCAAAACAAAAGAGGTGCAGGATAAGGTTAAGAAGGCAACTCAGCTTGGTTTAAGGGATACAGTAGTAGCTGTTCATGGAGATGCTATTAAGAATGCAAAAGCGGTTAAATTCTGGAAGACAGGACACAATGCCCGTTCTCTAGCTAGTGAAGTATCTGGGATGGGAACAGTTAAGCAAGGGGAAGATGCCGAGCCTGAACGAGTCGTGGATGATAGCAAGCTGGAAGGAGCTGTCTATTCAACCAGTGGCTATGGTGGCTATGGTGAAACTGGAACAGTGTATATGGCAGCTCGCCCATATATGAAGCCGGCATTAGATAAGAACGCCAAGAATCTACCCAAGAATATAAAGGCACATTTATAATGGCTATAGCAGATATTAATGCAATCATCAAAACGTATCTGGATACTTGCGCAACCTTGACAGGGTTGGTGTCTACTAGGATATACCAAGGGAGACTCCCTGAAAATGCCACACTCCCAGCGATAGGATTCCTTTGTAGAGGGGGTGTAAACAACACTTATTCACCATCGAGACTCGAGCAATCAGTCCAGTTCGATTGCTGGGCAGACGACCTAATGGAAGCCCGTAATGTCTACCGTGCTTTGTACAGCAATCTTCAGGGTATTCAGAATGTCTCAGTGTCATGCCCCGACAAGGTAATCGGGACAGATAGCAATGGCTATAATTGTAAATTATCCCACACTTCTAATAATCGGAATAAACCTATCACTGGGACGCTAACCGCTACTTACTGGTCGGTATCTACTACTACTAACACTGCCGCTGTGTGGGAAAGTGGCATCCTATACTCCCCGACTTATTTGATAAGTGCTGGTGAGGAAGTGGCTGGTCAGGATTTAGTAGATATGGACATTCCCCGCTACTTTAGGGTATTAACCTTCTTTAATATCATGATTCGTGCAGAGTAACTTTTTGACGCTCTGAGAGCCAAATCTAGGGGCTTTCAAGCGTAATCTAGTACATTACTATAGGCGGGCTTAGTCTCGCCTTTTTCAATAAAACAACAGGAGGTAAACATGGAAAAGACAGAAGAGGAACTAGAGCTTGAAACACTGGAGGTCGAGACTCGGATAGTCGAGCCAGAAGAAGTCAAGACTAAAATGACCGTAGAGCAGCTTGCATCCCGAAAGCAAGCACATGAAATCAAGGTAGCCAAATTTATTGCAGGAGGTAAATTCTAATGGCTGAAACAATAGCAAACGTATTAACAGGGGTGGCAGTTTTAGAAGTAGGACACGCTCCAAGCGGAGCAAAGGCTGAATGGTCGGATGAGCAATATGTAACGGGGACTCAATCGGTTAAACTATCAAAGCCTGATGGTGGTGCTTATGGAAGTACTCATGTCGAGTTCACACCAACGGGGGCAGCCGCAGCATTAACAATAGCAGAGTTCGTAACACAGGCAGGCACATGGGGATGGGATTACTTTAGGGTTGGAGCGGTTGGAACATATTGGGAACAAATGGAATGTCGCTTTACTGACCCTCTTTCCAATTCATGGGTAGACATAACCGTTCAGGTTGATGTTGCGGCTCTGGGTGCTGAAAACTGGGAAACAAAAGACCTTGAGGGTGGTGATTTCTGTTTCTATGGTGGCTGGAGTGAGCAGGATGGTTCTTTCTCTGAATATGCAGCGGGAACTATTACATTGGTTACTGACGGCACCCATTTGACAGGGGCGGCTCCGTTAGGCCCTTCAGCGCAGATTTTGGTTACTGGGGCAGTAACCGGATGGGTACTGACTAGAGTTAGAATGGAGCTTTGGGAAACTGGAACTCCTAAATATGTCTATATTGATAATGTTGTACTAGAAGGCCAGACATTTACACTAGAACCGGGTAGTACGACTGCTGGTATTAGACTATCCTCACCCTCAACAGAAGTAGGGTACACCGAAGATGGTGTAACTATGACCTATTCCGCAGACGAGGCCGACATCGAGGTAGAAGAAGAGACATTCCCGATTGACAGGAAGATAACAAAGGAAACGGCAGAGGTCACCTGTAATATGGCAGAAAGTTCACTTTACAACTTGGATGCAGCAATGGCTGGAAGTCTACTGTCTGGAAGTGTCATAAAGCTGGGAGCAGGTACCAATAAGAAGGTAGAACTAATTCTGACTGGTACTAACCCTGCGGGATTCCTCAGACAGATTTCAATACCATCTTGTACTGCTACTGGTTCTGTTGGTATGTCCTATAGGAAGGGCGAGAAGACTGTAGTACCGGTTACTTTCCAAGCCCTCAAAACTTCGGGGCATCCTGCTGTCACTATAGTCGACAATGCAGTCTAGTAATAAACAAAAAAGGAGTAGGTTATGTCAGAGAAGACTAGAACAGACGAGGATAAAATAGCCCAAGCTGGGATCGTGGTAATTTTGGGGGGCAAGGAATATGAAATTGCCCCCCTGGTTATCCGTGACTCACGAGAGTGGCGTAAGAAAGTCGGTCCTTGGAGGGCTGAGATTGCTAGATTAGCCAGCGTAGACAGCGATAACACTGAAGAGTTTGTGGAAGCCCTTACTGAGCTTATGGTTGATAGGATTGACCAGACAATAGAGTATTTCTTTGGATACGCCAAGGACTTGAACCGAGAGGAGATCGAGAAGGTTGCTATTGACCGGGAAATAGTCAAATCCTTTAATGAGGTGCTCAAAGTTGCCTTCCCTTTCGAGTAAAACCTACTGAGGAAGATACGCTTTCAGTAGGTGGGGCTTTTGAGTTCTTGATGGCTGAGTGGCACGTAACACCAGATTACATCATAAATAACTGGAGCGATGAGTTGCTGGATCTTATGATTGAGAAATTAACCGAAAGGAAGAATCGAGCAACCCGACCAGCATCGGGAGACACAGGGGGACATATGGTTTCTGATAAGATACTCTTTGCTCAAGCAAGCAATTTGATAAAGGTGGTCAAACAGTGAATATTGGCGATGCTGTTCTTAAAATTAAGGGAGACGATAAAGACCTTGACAGGGCTCTCAAAGATTCCCAAGGCAAGGTTAAGTCGTCTATGCAGAAGATGAAGAAGGCGATGTTACCTGTTGGACTGGCACTTACGGCTATAGGTGCTGCGGGGCTAAAGATGGTAGATAGTGCTCGCAAGATGAATGCCCAACTCGGAGTGACGGCACTCAGTCTGGGTGTCACTACTAAAGAGATGCGAGACTTGGCTTTGAAAACTACCAATGTCACCTTCCCCTTAAAAGAAGTCACGGCCAGTTTTGACCTCTTGGCTCGTGCTGGCATTAGGGATACGGAAGTCTTGAAAGCTACGGCCACGGCGTTTGATACATTGGGCGATGCTATTGGTATGAGTGCGAGTGAAGTTACTGAAGTCATGGTTCCAGCGATGAAGACGTTCCGGCTGTCAGCAGAGGAGATCGCCAGTAAAACAGACATAATGGCTTATATGGTGCGGAATAGCACCACATCACTAGAAGATTTCAATACTATGGTGGGATACACTTCGCAGGATATGATTGATGCTGGGCTTACACTTGAGGACATGGCTGCTGCTATGATGTATATGTCTGATAGTGGTGTGGAACCCGGTAAGGTGATGCTTAGAGAGTGGAATAAGGCAGTTACCCAATCGCAGAAAGAAGGTATCGCCCTCACGGAAGCCTTAGGCATGACTAGCAGTGAGTTAGAAACTTATAAAGGCAACCTTGAAGGCGCCGTAGGTATGACCCAAGAATATGCCGATGTGGCTAATGAGCAATATGGCATTATAGATAAGGTCAAGCAAAAGTTCGAGGAGTTGACTTTAGTCGCAGGGTCATTCCTGACACCACTTGAGCCGATACTAGCTGGTATGACTGCTCTTGGTCCGATGATGATATTTTTGTCAACTTCGATAGGAACGGCGACAATGAAATGGATAGCTCATACTGTAGCTGTGGGAGCCGCCAAAATAGGACTTATAGGACTTAATATTACTTTAGCTGCTACGATTGGGTTATTCGCAGTTTTAACTGCCGGGCTTGCCCTGCTTGGTTATGGTATTTTTAAGCTCATAGAACATCAAAAGCTAAATAAAGAAATAACTGAAGCCAACATTAAAATGTCGGAGGAATACCAGAAGGCTTTAAGGGGCGAGGAAAATACATATTATGACCTTTTCAAGGCTCGCTATGAGAATATAAAATCCAGCGTAGAGGCTGGAAAGGCAACTGAAACCGAAATCAAGTGGCTGGAAGAACATAGGGCTGCGGCAGATAAATATGTCCAGGATATGAGTTATATGAAGCTGCACATTGATGGGGTTACTGAAAGCTACACGCAGCAGCAGAAGGCAGTAGAGGCTCTCACGAAAGCACAAGAAGATATGTATAAAGCTGCCAAGAGAACTATAGACATTCAGCGAGAGCCTTATAAAACACAAGCCGCCTACCAAGCGGCGAGGGCAGAGGCGAGTAGGCTTCAAGCAATGGCTCGGGTGGCAGCACAAGCGGGGAGGCCAGAGGAGTCCCAATGGTTTGCTATGCAGGCAGCAGCAATATCCACTAGATTGCAGATGACAACTCAATTCGGCGGACTTCAAGAAGGTGGCATCGCTATGCGCCCCATAACAGCCAGGATAGCTGAAAAGAGACCGGAGGCGGTGATACCATTGGACAAATTTGAAGGAATGCTAGGTGGCTATAAGACGGCTAATATATTCCTACAACTAGACGGACAAACACTAGCACGTGCTATAGGAACACCTCTAGTTGATGAAATCAGAATAAGAACAGGAGTGCAATACTAATGCCTTTTCCTTATCCCTTTCCAATAATATTCGGCGTCTGGCCAGCGATGGCGGTAGTCATACAGGATGAGATACAGGATATTAAGAAATACTCAATTGGTATTGACTCACGCATAGAAGAGCGTAGTATAGCTTCCTTTACCATTGCGGATACGGCAGGGTCACAATCCTATGAATGGGGCGAACCTATAAGGATATTCGATCCCACTGACACCTTAGTCTATAGTGGGTTTATCGCTGAACCTGTACGGGTAAGTATGTCACCAGATGGCGGATTATATCACCCGATAAGGTGTAAGGATAACCACTTTCTAGCAGATAAACGATTAGTTATCGGGTCGTGGTCGGCAACTGATGTTGACGTTATTGTTACTGCTCTTCATACCGATTACCTCGCTGATGAAGGGGTTGGTATTGGGGCGATACAGGGAGCAGGTATTAACATAGCCGAGGCGGTTTTGAACTACACTACAGTAGCTCAAGCCCTCGATGGATTAGCTGAGTACGCTGGATATACCTGGTTTATTGATGAGAATAAAGATTTATACTTTGTAGACAGAACGACTTATGCTGCCCCGTGGTCAGCCGATGAAGGGGATATGATAAAAGGGTCAGCTCGTTGGTCTGGGGGGAATCCACTGTACAGAAACAGACAATACATAAGAGGTGGCACTGCTCTTACTTCAACTCCACCAGCAGCGGGGATAACAGAACAATTCTTAGCTGATGGCACAGCACAGGCTTTTACAGTAGGCTTCCCGATAGCCTTAGAACCAACTATAACCGACTCCATATTAGGGGCACGAACTGTAGGAATCAAGGGTGTTGAGGCTGGATTTGATTATTACTGGAATAAGAACGATGCTACGGTTTACGCCGATGTTATTCCAGTAGCAGGGAGAACCGTTACCGTTGTGTATTATGGGTTGTACCCTTTGATTACACTATCAACAGATGAGGTCGAAAGGGTAGCACGTCAGGCAATAGAGGGTGGTACTGGAATAACCGAAAACATTGTTGATGAAGGATACCACGAAACTGCCGACTCCTCCTCTGAATCAGGTGCGGCTAAAATAGCTCAATATTGCAGAGGGTCACAGAAGTTTAATTATCGTACTACTACAAGTGGGCTAAAGCCTGGTCAGTTACAAAATATAGACTACCCATTACTAGGGATTAACACAGAGGATATGTTAATAGAATCCGTTAGAATCTCCACTATCGGACTTGGAAATCTATTTTATGATATTACTGCTGTTACCGGACCAGTAACAGGAAGTTGGACTAGATTCTTCTCCTCAATGGCTCGGCGAACAGATGCCATGCTTCATGTTGGAGATGATTATTTATTAGCAATTTTAAGTGGTGCTGACATATTAGCTTTAGCAGAATCTACAAGTTTGGCTAGTGACGACTTCACGGGGGGACTAGTAAACAGGTGGTTGAACTCAGCACCGATTGACTCAGGGTCTTTATGCAATGTACAGCATGAGAGGTTAGATTTAGCCGAGGCACCGGCTCTTGGGTCTCACGCTACAGAGAATTATCTATGGGATGACGCAACGGCTTTGTATTCATTTGCTACATGGGGATAGGAGAATAGGATGTTAAGATTTTTCAAGAAGTTATTTAAAAAAGAACAGTTCCCTTTTAGAGAAGATTGGAAGTTAGAGGCTCGACACATTAAGACTGGTGAGATAATTGTTAAAAAAGGACATAATCTTATTGTAGACGCGGGAGAAGAATTAGTCGGAGATATGCTCATTGATAGAGGGGCACAGTGGGATACTGGGTTGACTTATTGTGCCTTAGGGGAAGACAATACAGCTCCAGCAGCGGGACAGACTCAGTTAGTAGATGAGGGCGGTGGTGCTGCTATGAGAAACACAATAACTTCTAAATCAAGGGCTGGTAGTATTGTTACATTAACAACCTTCTTTGCTGCCGCAGCTTGCACATCAGCCATTGAGGAAGCTGGGTTATTCGGAACTTCAACCGCAGGAGCGGCAGAGAACTCAGGGGAGATGTTTTCTAGATGGTTAGCTAGCTTTGACAATTCTCTAGGTAGTTTTGATATAACGATAACATATGTCTTGACGATAGGATAAGGAGTAGATATGCCTATAGTAACTGGAAATGTAATCTTAGCAGCCGATGCAGTTAAACTCGGTGCCTCTATTTTTGGCGATGGCAACGATGGGGATGTAACTATTGCAGGGAACACTAATCTATCAAGAGATATGTTTTACAACACATTGACAGTCGACAATGCGATTACCTTAACTACTAAGGGTTATCGGATATTTATAAAGGATTCATTAGATAATAACGGGACTATCTCTCATAATGGGAATGCGGGAGGAAATGGTGGGAATGGTCAAAATGGAGACGACGGTAATCCTGCCACTGGTGGTACTGCGGGCACGGCTGGCGCAGCATTACCTTCTGGAACTATTTTAGGCTCTATTGCAGGCAAGGTTGGTGAGATTGGTGGAGTTGGCGAGGATACAACCCCCGGTGGGGCTGGGGTTGTTGGAACCATAGGAGCTGCCGAACTCCTTGCACTTGTCGGTAATGGCGTTGCCGGTGGAACAGGGGGGGCTGGAGGAAATGGTAATATTACCAATGGTGGGGCAGGTAGTGCCGCAGGAGCCGCAGGTACTGGGACAACAGGGGTTGGGGCTAGGGCAGTCCCAGCAGCGATTTCATTAGAGAATTATAGTGCTCGTATGGGCGGAAGTGCAGGGTCGGGTAGTGGCGGAAGTGCTGGTGGTGGTGGTGGGTCAGGAGCAGGTCAGCCTGGAGGTGGTGGAGGTGGTAGTGGGGGAAGTGGTTCTAATGGCGGTATGATAGTAATAGTCAGTAAAACACTTGATAATGCTGCAGGTACAATCTCTGTTAATGGTGGAGCAGGAGGAGACGGCGGAGACGGCGGTGCTGGAAAGGCTGCTGATGACTGCGGTGGTGGTGGAGGAGGAGGAGGAGGGGGAGGGGGTAGTGGAGGCGTGCTTGTTTTAATTTATTATACTATCGTAGCAGGAACCGAACAAGCAACTGCTGGCGCAGCGGGAGCATTAGGGGCTGGGGGAGCACTTTCGGGAACGGGCACTAACGGAGCCAATGGAACGGCTGGCGCAGCGGGTAATGCTGGCTCAGTAATCAAGATAGATAACACACCTTAAAAGGAGATAATGTGGGTAGAAGAATATATATAATCTCAAAGAGTGAAAAGATAACACAAGTCATTCGCAACCAAGCAGAAGCAAGTAATTGCCCTGAGATAGTTTGGGGGGTACCACCCGCCTTGAAAGGTGTAATTGATGAGGTAAGCCTGCCTGTAGTGTTTGAAGAACCGGAACAATCTATCGTTAACCCGAGGAATATACTGGAAGAGCTAGATGAATTGAAACATAAGGTTGACCAATTACAGGGAACAAAGAGTGTGCTTTAATTTACTATTTTGAAAGGGGTGAATTATGCCTCGTTATATTGGATTAATCTATTGTAACATTTGTGAAGGCGAGGCAATAATTTGGCAGAGGAAGGATGGCTTCGCTTGGTTTGAGTGTAAGGGGAAGAAGAAGCCATTAAAGCGTAGTATGAAACGAAAGGAGGCTAGGTATATTGACTAATTTATACAAAGCGTTGTGGTCAAAGATAGGCGGAAGACCTTGGACTTATGCGATTAGAGATGCCCGACAAAAATACCCTACACCCTGGATGCTTGGAGTAATGGCAACAGGTATTATCATAGGGCGTTATCTCTGGAGCTACGAACTTCTGGTGGGTTTTGGTATCTTATTGGTTGGTATACTATGGGGTCATCTATGGTGGGGAACCAAGTATATTCAAGGACAACAATGAAATGGGAGAGCTACCCATACCATTCTACGATTGTAGAAAGGAATATGATATGAAGAAACAAGAACAAGATGATTTGTTTGGCAGACTGGATGAAAGAACCTCTAACACATGGAACTCAGTAGAGAAGATAGAAAAGCATCTTGTCAAACTGAATAGTGCTGTAGTTGACAATGCAATCTCCTGTGCTAAACTTAAAACGAGTATTAAAAATCTGTGGGTTGTCTTGACCCTGATAGTTATAGTTCTTGCTGGAGCTCTCGGTTTGGGTGTTGCGCTATAGCTGAGAGCCACTAGAATAGACGACAGAGCCTTTATACCCCTAATCAAGTAGTAATGCTTGGTTGGGGGTGTTTTTCTCTTAAATCAAAGACTGATTGCCGACATCTATTCGCTGCAATCTCGCAATACTTCTCCTCTATCTCTATCCCTATACACTTGCGGTTTAATAACTGGCTTGCCAATAAGGTTGTCCCTGACCCTGAGAACGGGTCTATGACCGTATCCCCTACCCTAGAGCCTAGTGTTATAAGATAGGACATTAACTTGAGGGGTTTTACTGTGGCGTGGATATTACCCATTTTAGTGGCGTGTTTAGCTTCTTCGTTTTCACGGGGAGCATTCACCCTCATATTATTCCGTTCTGGCAAACCCTCACACCCCTTATTCTTCTCGGACTTTGAAGCCTTTGGTGTAATCAGAAAGGGGAAGGTCTTTTGTGCTGACTCTGGTAAATCCTTAAACCCATCGAATTCGATGGCATTAAACCATTTATCTAAATCAAAATATCTTGAGAATGAGCCTGAATCAGAATACTCACTATCACCCTTTCTAATACCAAGTCCTTTGCCACCACCAAAAACTAGAGTATCTCTTTTGTGGTCGTGTGTATGAGGGATTGATTTACTTATCTTCCCATCATTCAGTACATCACTAAATCTTTTAACCATAGCCACCACCTGCTCATCAGGCATCTGTCTAAATTCATCAAGGGTCACACCATAATAATCAAGTGTGTCAATCAAAGTTTCTGTCGGCTGATTATCTTCTGTTAAATATGGATTCATAATTTGTTATTCCTCGTCTTTCCCTTATGTATTTTCTTATGGCAACTAGCACAAAGAGTGATACCATTTTCTAATTCAAATCTTAATTCGGGGTAGTCTTTCCAAGATAAAATATGATGAGCTTTCACTTCGGCTCTCTCCCCACAAATTTGGCAAGTATAATCATCTCTTTTATGGACTTCCTTTCTCCAACGAGCAAATTTCCAACCTCGGTCTATTCTTTCAATCCTACCAATTATGTCAAAGAATTTAATCCGTGCTTCGGATATTGCTTTCTTGTGTTCTTCGCTAAATTCCCGACCCTTCGCTTTATCTGATATTAACCTTTTTGTTATATCGCTTCTCGGCTTGCCATAGGATAGATTATCACCCTTCTTTTTACTCATTCCCTTATTCCAGCCACGCCCCTTTTCCAAATTCTTGACTATATCAGGATGTAACTTATAGAGGGCTGACCTATGCTCTTTACAGCATACATACTTACCCCGTTCACAAGGCTTCCGATATACAGGCTTGTGGCAAATTTCACATTCAGCATTTGGCTTTCTCATACTCCTATTATACACTGGAATACGACCATTGTCAAGTTAGTTTATTCTTAGCTTCTATAAGAGCTTCTATATTAATATCTATTGCCGAGCCACAAATTAGATTGGCTGGGAAACGACCAGAGGGATTGGGGTAACTGGGGATCGGAGTGCAATCTTTCCATCCGTAGGTTTGAGTAGTTGTTGGTTGCCCCGCATTGCTAGGTGTCGCCTTTTCTACATCCTCCTCACTCTCATACGGCACTCGGCACGAGTCCAACCAAGTAATACCTTTTTGATTTTTAAGGGCTTGGTCAACAAAGGTCTTACATCCCTGCCAATAGTCAGGGGCTAGTTTCTTATCGGGATAGGATAAAAGCTCATCAAGCGTTATTCCTAATATATCAAGGGCTTGTTTCCCCTCGTTTGTAAGTTTGGCATTGCCATCTATTATCTCATAATATTGCATAACTGCTCCTTAAACTTACCCAATAAAATATCACTTCCCTTCAACCTAATTACAGTATAGCCATTAGCGATTAGTTGCTTCGTTTGTCTTCTATCCACCTTTATTCTTGCTGGCTTTGAGTGCCAATAATCACCATCGGCAAATATACAAACCTCAGAATTAACTATAAAGTCAACAAGGGCGATGCCCTCAATATCCTCTTGTTTTTCATAGACAACCGCTTTTTCTATCAGCCAATTTTCCACGATAGCTTCAATATCGGTATTCTGTTTCCTTTGATTTTTTATGCTGTCTATCGCCCTACACCTCTGGGAACAATATAACGGTTTCTTGTCTATCCTACTAACTGCCGACTGAACTCGGTAAAAATTACCACCACAAACCTTACACTGGAGAATTATGCCCTTCTTTGCTCTATTCTTAGAATGATATGAATTAGCACAACTCTTTGAGCAAAAGCTATCTTTATCTTGCATACAACGCTTAACCAAAATAGACTTGCCACAACCGAGACATTGCTTCTCTATCTTCCCACCTTGCCAATGCGGATGGTTTTCGGGCTGCTCGGCTTTCATTCTTATTGACTGGGCTTTGTCCTTACACTTCCTAGAGCAGTAAAGCCCACCACCCCTAGCAACAAAAGCAGGCGATATATCAAACTTAACGCTACATACCTTACATATTCTTTCCATACTCTTATTATACCACAATCAACTTTTGTTTGTCAAGCAATAACTGCTTCAGTTCCCTTAACTGCTCAAAGTCTAAAGCTATCTTTTCTTTATCTGTTTTCTGTAAGGGTTTCATGGCTACTATAATTACTTCTACTGCTGGCTTAGGTTGGAAGCCCCCATAACTACCATCTAGGGCTTTGGCTTGGGGAGTTGATGGTAGAGTGTCATCCACTGTAATATACTCAGTCTTTGCCCCCATTGTCGGGAGTGCTGATTTTTGACCCTCCGCCCTCGCTTTCATCCGTTGCCCAATAACTTCCCTTTCAGCCCCCAACCTCTTATCCACTGCCTTCCCTATATTCTGTGCCTTTGGGAATCCTGACGCATAAGTCCAGTATATCGGGGTAAAGTCTACCCTGAATCCAGCATCCTCTAAGCTAATAATCATCCTGCTTAGACAGTCGCTTCTAGGTATGCTCATTACAAAGGCAAATGCCCCAGGCTTAAGGACTCTTAGACATTCCTTCCAGATGCTAATATCAGGTAACGCTTTATCCCACGATTTAGACATGAATGAAATCCCATAAGGCGGATCGGTGCATAAGAGGTCTGTGCTATCGCTCTCAAGCCCTCTCAATACGGTTAGTGCATCAGAGCAATACTGTGTTACAAAATTATCCTTATAATATTGTTTCATTTTCCCTCATATTGCTTTTTATTAGCCTTCCATCGTGGATACGAGACGTCTTTGCGGTCATTACCCTTGATATACAGTAAAACATTCATTGCTGGTCTACTTAGTCCTTGTATCTTACTCTTCTTTCCCTCCATTACGATAACTACTGAGTCGTTTTGTATCTCGTCTACCAGAGCTTCTCCGGCTTCTTTGGTAGTCTTTAACCTGATTTCTACCTCTGCTAATATCTCTGTAACCCTAGTGAAATAAGCCTCACTGTTTAACCCCGCTTCAAATATTGAGCCTATAGCATAATCAGGCCTATGTGGCCACTCGCCTTTCATCAATAGACTGCTATGCTTGATAATCCAAATCACCTGATAAGGGCACCATCTAATCTCACCATATGTATACCATGCTTTACCGGCACAGTCTTTATAACTCTTGCAATCGTAGCACTCTTTCATAACTCTATTCTTTCACCTCAAATATTATTTCCTTCTTATGGTGTAGTGCAGTACCGTATTCAGCCATAGAACCACGAGAGCTTCTAAACCCTTTCATTAAATATATCGAATCACACCGTCTTACTATCTCACAGTCTCCTTGTATATAGTCTATCCCGTCTTCGGGCATGAGGATTGAGTTGGTATGAGGACATATCACAATCCAATTTTCTCGCCATAACCTTAACGCTACTCTACGAGCTTTCCAGATGTTGATTATCACACCTATCAATCCCCAGCGAGAGCGGTACGCCCCTGATATGTAAATTATTTTATTCATATTTCCTCCACTGGGGTTAATTTAATCTTTATACTCCGACAGATAGAACAACTACCATCATCCTTATCGGACTTACCTAATCCACAGAGGCTCTCTTGTGTCTCCAAAATATGGGCTATCTCATCATCACTCAATTCAGGTGAAGGTTTGCAGTAGCTAAGTTCTCTAATGAGTTCCTTAGCCTTTTCACCAAACCACTTCTTGCCCTCTTCCTTCCATTCAGGTTGACTATAATCAAATTCCTCCCAATATACTTCCCTAAGAATCCCTGTTATCCTTTCCTCCAACTCCACCCTCTCCAAGGGGTTGCGGTAGCCGAGTTCATATAAAATTTGTAATGCCACCTTACCATGTATCCAGTTATCACCATACCGTGCCCTCAATATACTCTTAACTTTTTCCTTTGCTTCTTTATTCATCTCTACTCCTGCTATGTAAGTCTTTTCTTTCCGCCCGAACCGTATACTTTTCCCCCATACATAAAACGCCTGTTAATAATTTGGCATTGTTCAACCCAAAATCGTTCCTTGGTAAAATGAACCAACGAGAATCCTTGCTGCCAGTTAGGGTTTTGTATCCAGTCAGGGTCTAGTGAACACAGACAGCCGTTCTCCCACCAGCCATAGATACCGAACCTATCCCTCTTGTAATATGAACCGAGCCTATGCGTGTGACCGTGCATACCTGAGCCACCATGCTTATCAGACATCCCCTTTGCTGTGTATCCTGAGTGTGCTCGTATTAAATCGCTATGAGTAACCATGAAGGTGCCGTTGATAAGAACCCCCTCCTCATAATCAACGTGCTCTATCTCGTTTTCCGTTAACCCGTATTGCTTTTCTATGTTTAAGTCTCTCAGTGAAGCTAATTCCTTTGCCGTAGACCATAGGTATCTTTGCAATCTAGCCTCATGGTTTCCGTCTATTAGTATCTGTCGAGAGTTAGGTGCCAGATTTCTTTGCCGGGTATTCATGTGGTGGGTAGAATCTAAATCGCTTTGCAGGGTATCCTTCCTGTTGGGGTTCTGGCTAAACTTAGACAATGGATAGAAGTCGCACAAATCACCAGCTTTAATTATCAAGCCGGGCTGTAACTCCGTAAGGAATAACTCTACCTCCCTTAATGCACGTTGGTCTTGGAATGGGTTATGGGTGTCATTGATGACTGCCATAATTCCTTGAAAGTTAATATTCATTACTCTCCTTTACCAATGTAATAATTCACCATTAACATGATAGGGCATATCAACCCCATACAGTTTGAAATGTAACTGTAGAGCAAGCGATACTAACTCCTCGGTTACGGTATCAACATACTGATTCTGTCCATACATTCGCAGTGGCTTTAATACCCTGTGTAAAGCCATACGATATTGCCCCACGCATTTATCAAATTCAATATCTTCACTCATTCTCCACCTATCAATGGCTTAAAAGCCCCATAGCCAGCATCAAGCATAGCTTGTTGGTATCGTTCCTCGTTCTCAGGGTAGGCAGAATGATAACTTATATCAGGCAACTCCTTATCTACCTTTATCACTACACCGCCTTCATTAAGTACCCACAAAATTGCGTCAGCCAAGCTATCAGGTTTATCACCCTCAGACTGCTCCAGTAATTCAATGAGGTGTTCTCTTATCTCTTCTTGCTTACTCATCTTCTAACTCCTTAATTTTAGCCTTTAGCTTTAACTTAATATCAGCTTTTCTTTCCTTGGTCATCTTGTTATAAGTCCTAGCAATTACCTCTATTTCTTCATAGCGCTCGGTACCTATCCGCTTCTCAAAGAACTCTTTGTTTAGGCTGGGGAAGTCGTGGAATAGATTATGGCAAGCCATACATAATGCAACACAGTTATCTTCTTCATACCGAGTATTCAAATATCGCCTCCCCACGACTCCATGATGACAGTGATACCCCTTGGGTTTGGCATACTGACCACAATATTCACACCTCCCACCAGCTTTTAACTTGATGTAGTAACCGAATAATGTATCTACTGGGTCTATCTTCATTTCTCACCATCAATTAACTTTTCAATCGCTAGGCATAGAGATAAGGCAAAAGTTTGAGCTATAGTAGTATATTCCCCATTTACACGACACCAAAACGGTTCAACTGAACCATAGTCATACTTTATTGTCACCTTATCTAACTTCGGCACTAACCACTCAAAGCAATCATCTAGGGATTTAGTGAAGTTAGGAGTGTCATAATGAGCATAGCCATTAGGGTAAAGCCACCCTACCTCATAAGGTATGCCACTAAATCCTACTAACGGGGGATGCTTGTCTGTGAAGTGCTTAAAACCTGCCCATTCTGCTAGTTTCTCTTTCAGTTCATTCATTTCTTCTTCAACTCCTTACGCTTTTGCTTAAACCTA